GCTCAACTACAAAAGTCTTAAATTTTGGTGACTTAAGTGCAGATAGTACAAATGGTTTAAGGATTGCTAACATTGTTATTTAATAGTGATTGAATAGGTACTACGTCGGAACATATGTGATATACACGTGAACCGGGTAGCAGGGTAAAGCCCTTCTGTTGGAGCTCTGCACATTTGAGTACACGTACGAGCTCAAAATCGAGCTTATTTTTTTGTATTTGACTTTCAGCCATGCGTTCACATTGCTTAGTCAAGTCTCGATTCAGGGGTACCATAAAGTTTATTTGGAAACCCCAGTTTTCTGAGATTACATAACCATCTTCTGTTTGTGGTTCTGTATCGTTGCCCATATAAAATGGACTAAATGTCATAGTGCTGCCATTACAAGATATGTTATTACCAAAGGCTTGTCGACTTGGTGCTCCATTATTCTGAAATTGTACAGCTTGATTTGTAACATTTCCCGTCGCTGCTGCCACGGGGTTACTATTATTGTTTGTGTCTCCTTCTGCAAGTACAGGACTTACTGAGAGAATACAGACAGCGATGTAGTAGTAGAGTTTATTGTATAGTTTCTTGTGAAATCTATTTGTTCTACTAACCCTGCGCTTCTTGTTGTGGTTTCTAAGTTCCACGGTAATGATGTGTCAGTTACTGAGAATGTTGTACCTGTAGCTGCTAAATCGCCAGAGGCTGTAACATTATTTCCTGACCACGTTTTCAGCTCAGCTCCGAAGACCTGACGCTGCTCTGTCTCCACTATAGTTTGAGTGGTAGTGGTCGTTGAGTTCATACTCCCTGATGTAAACTGAGGAGTGACAGTATTAGCTCTTGCTATGCTGGGTGATAGCAAAGCCAGAACTAGAAGTAATTTCTTCATTTTTGTTCTGGTTTTTTTACCATTGGGCAGTTTGTAGGTGTTTTGCTACTGCCATTCTTGCCAGTAGTCAAACCGAATGTTGCCAACGCGCCCGTAAATACGCTGGCTACGAAAGTGATATCTGAGTTACCAGATTTTTTAACCATAGGTATATCTATGTAATTCATAGTAATTATAAACCCAGACCAAACAACTACGCCTAGTCTTACTAAAGTTCCAAGAACTTCTAGCGTGTGTTCTTTTTCTTCACCTATGTCTTTTAGTTTACTTATTAAGCTTTGTTTTTTTGGCTTAACTTCTTCCATGCTGTTTTTAGTATTGGTTTGAGTGCAGTAACCGCCCATTTAAAAGCTGCTGTAGCTGTAAGGGTGGCTGCTACAGAAACAACCGCAGTTGTCCCAGCCGTTACTAATATTTCGTTTTCCGGGACAGGCATTTTTAGATCTGTAAACGGTATGTCTACTTTTCTTATACCCGTTGCTTCCGGTTCATCTTTTGCCTCTGCCTGTACTCCCTCGGGAGCTTCTAAATCGCTAGGCGGTACCACCATAGGAATGTATGATGGCACGTCTGCGGTAGGTAAAGGTATAGATATTGTTTCTATTCTTTTGATGGGGGGGATGTCAATTCTTGGGATTTGAGGTGAGTTTTCCATGAGTTTACAAGCTCTTCTGTCCACAATAAATTGCAAATACTTTGAACCTCTGTAGGTTGTGCTGATAAATCAGTAGCTACAAATTCATCTTTTTCATTGTAATAACCGGGAGCTAAAGCTTGTCTTTCAAAAGATCTTGCAATTTCTACACCATCTTTTTTAATAACTGTAGCTTTGCGTACGCTTATGCCTGCATAAGGTTGTGCTACAGTTATTTTATCGTATTCTATTGTTTCGCTAAGTGCCATAATTTTTATTGATCTGTAATGTATGTAAATGTAGTAGAAAAGCCATAGTAACCGTTGCTGTACATCCAATGGTTAAATGTAACAGCAGGGTTAGCTCCTTGGTTGTCTTTCATTTTATGAAATCTCATTATTGTTTCGTTAGCATTGATTTGAAAGTGCATACCAAATTCTGTGTTACTAACATTATTAAAATATTGTACCTGTGCCCAAGTAACGGCTCGTTCAACACCGGACTGTCTAAAAGGTAAATTAGTAACAAATAGTTGATGTGAACCATTTAGACCACTATTACTTAAACTACGGCAGTTCATCATAACAGTTACAGTATTTCCAATTTTTGTATATTTAGCTTCTCTAACACCACTGTTACCATGACTATTACCACCACTTGCAGCATCTTGTATGTTTGGCGTGAAAGTGCCTTCTTCGTAGTCGTCCAAAGTATTTGCAGCCTGACGATAAGAACCACTACCTCCGTAGAAGTCAATACCGTGACCATTTGTTCCAAGAGTTAAGTCTCCATTAGCTATTTCAACGTGTCCATCTTCGAGTAAACGAAATGTACGTGTTCCATTTCCATGAAAATCTAAAGCACCAACATTCTTTGGAGTTTGTAAATACCATGTTTTTGAGCCACATATCAGTCCGAACTGTGGTCCAGTATTTGCAGCAGAACCAGATTGTATTGTAACTCTTGCACCAGCAGCATTACCTCCACCGTTATTTTGTACAATAAGGTCCATACTTGTACCGGGTTTGGAACCTAATATGGAAAAGTCAGAAGTTGCAGCATCATACGTAACATCTGCTTCAGCAGCTAAAGTATTAGCAGTATCAGAACCAGTTATAATTCTGTTATTTGCGTTGCCACCTATTGTTGTACTAGTAACTGTTTCAAATGTAGGGTCTGCTCCGTTGTTTGCACGTAGGAACTTACCATCGTTAGATGATGTACCATGTGGTAACTTGGCTAGTGTTACAGCTTGGTCAGCTATTCTATTTGTTGTAATTGCATTAGCAGCTATTTTTTGTGTAGTAACTGCATCGTCTGCAATCTTAGCTTCAGTTACATTTGCATCAATTATAGTTGCTGAACTAATTGCGCCACTAGCAACTTTTGCATTAGTTACTGCATTGTTAGCAATTTTTTGTGTAGTAACAGCATTATCTGAAATCTTAGCTGTAGTAACTGCTGCATCATTTAATTTAGCAGTTGTAACTGCAAGATTATTAATTTCAGCCGTAGTTACAGCATTGTTTGCTAGCTTAGCTTGTGTAACTGCATCATCTGCAAGTTTAGCTGTGCTTATACTACCATCAGCAACGGAACCAGCTATATTAAACTGACCAGCCATACTTGCATGGCTACTGCACTGATAATAAAGTATGTCAGGAGAGTCGTGTGGTACAGTAAAAACTATTTCTGTACCGTTACCACCTCCATTGTTTGTAACCCCTGTGTTATACGCATCGTTAGTACCACCATTAGCTATGCTAGTTTTAATGTAAAACGGATGTCCACCAGAGTTATTTTGAAATATATATGTTTGACCTCTAGTCAGGTATATAGTAGGGTCATTTACTGTACCAGTTAAACCCGGTCCAGTAAACGTATAGTCGCTAGTACCATTAGCACCTAAGACCCATCTAAGAGAATCCTCTACACCTGTTGAGGCTATTTTAGTTAATGTCATTGTGGTTTAGTTGGGTATATAGGATTTGTTGGGTCAGATGTATTAGCTGGTAAATCTCTTAATGCTTGCCTATATGTTTTCCAAGCATCTGATATTTCTGTTGTGTCAGATAAAACCATCCAATCTGTTTCTGCAAGTAGTTTATCTCTTTCTTCTCTTAACTCAGCCCATTGATGTTCTATAACTATTGCAGCGTGTGCTTTTTCTACTTTATCTTTATCATAAGTAAATGGGTCATACGAAGTGCCATTCCATACAAGAACTTCTGTAGTGCCATCTGCATGTTCTGAAACACAAAGATCTGTATTAGGATGAACTCTAAGTATTGCTTCGTGTAAAAATACCATCATGTGTATGCAATCTCCTCTAAGTATCCGTGAAAACCCTGAGCCATATTTCCGTTTCCATTATTATAATAGTGACCTAAGTAAAGAGTAGTGCTACTCCACATAGCAACATATGGTACATAGGTTATACTGTTACCCAAAGTATAGCTTGGGTTAGTATCTTCCCAAACAACTACTGCTGACCAATAGTCAGAACCAGTGCCATTATGGTTGGCAAAAAGTCCATCACTAGCTGATGAACCAGCACCACTTGTATCATTATGTAAAAATTGTCCACTTGTTCCTCCACGTTTCCATGACAAATAGAAATGTGAACTAACTTGAGACACTATCACATGTTGTACAATACGAATATGACTGTTTGCAAATTTAGGTGTAATACTAAAACTTGAACTACCCCATTGTCGGTAATTAGCTTGAGCATTATTATATGCTGGAACAGTAACGTCCGTTCTTGGTAAATAAAATCTTACACTTTGAACTACGTTATGAGAAGAAGGAGCTGAAATAGCCATTATGATACCTCCGTTAAATTAAATTTATACTTCTTACCAGAACGATTATTTTTTAAGAACAAGTCTGATTCT